TATTCATACGACTATATCATGAAAGATAATAGTGTGAATAATCCTTTTCTTTATCTTGATCCTCCTTATGATATTAAGGATAATCTTTATGGAAATAAAGGATCTATGCATAAAGGTTTTGATCACGATAGATTTGCTACTGAGTGTAATGATTGTTCTCATACACAATTGATTAGTTATAACTCTGATCAATTAGTAAAAGATAGATTTACAGATCCAAAGTGGAAAGCTGCTGAGTTTGATCTAACGTATACGATGCGTTCGGTAGGTGAATATATGAGAGATCAACAAACACGTAAAGAACTACTACTTTTTAATTATGAAATTGGGACCAAAATTGATAACCTGCAACAAGCAGAAGAAAGGAAGTAAAAGTTACGAAGTCACCGTTTGGCAAAATCCAAAGGGTTGGACACAAGAAGAAGTAAACATTTGCACAAAGTATTATCAACTTCAAGCAAAGAAGTTGGGTATGAGTATCAATCGTTATATGAGTGAGTTTCAATGGAACTAAAAGATTGGTTGAATTCTATTAATTTGACAAAAAAACATCTTATTGATGAAGATCCTTCAATTGAGAAGGAATATCCTCCATACATCATCAATCGCTGTTTCTCTGGACATATTGACACTCTCATGTTTGCTAATGAGATGAATAGGTATAACTTTCTACCTAAGAAGATGCAATATGATTTCTTTATAAATATTGTGAGGAAAAAGAAGAGATTCTCTCCCTGGCTCCGACAAGATAAAATCAAAGATCTTGATTATGTCAAGCGTTATTATGGCTATAGTAATGAGAAGGCAAAACAGGCTCTGAAAATTTTAACAAAAGAACAACTTGCATTCATAAAATCGAAATTTGAAACTGGAGGAAAAGCATGAGTGTTGTACAAGAACCTGAAGTGAAGTGGTCGCCTGATCAAATGGTTGAAGTGGTTCTCAATGAACCTGACGATTTTTTGAAAGTTCGTGAGACTTTGACACGCATCGGAGTTGCATCAAGAAAGGAAAAGAAGATCTATCAGTCCTGCCATATTTTGCACAAGCAAGGTCGTTATTACCTTGTGCATTTTAAGGAACTATTTGCACTGGATGGCAAGCACGCCAATCTGACCGTAAATGATGTCCAGCGTCGCAATCGTATTGCACAACTGATTGCTGACTGGGGACTGGTTGAGATTGTAGATGCTGCAAAGATTCAAGATATTGCTCCATTGAATCAAATCAAAGTGTTGTCTTATAAAGATAAAGGTGAGTGGATTCTTGAGACTAAGTATAATATCGGGTCTAAGAAAAAACGTGTAGAAGAAGAAAATTGATTGTTTCAATATCGTAACATTAGACCCAGGGGCTTGCGCTCCTGGGTTTTTTAGTTTATAATATGGGAGTAATTCACTATAGCCCTCGGCTTTTTACATTTTTTATTTCTTATGCAAAATATTATTAAAATCCCCCTTTCTGGGGTTCCCCAAGATCTTCGTGAACAAATCGAAGAAATGCTTCCTGAACCTATGAAAGTTCCAGGTTGGAAGTTTGTTGGATACAAATGGCGAAGGTTGACACAAATCAACACAAAAGATAAGGATGGTAATACTGATAACAGTGTTCGTATCAAAGGAACTGGAGAGAATGAAACTTTGCAAGTTTCTCTCCGTAAAGGTATCATAATTAGTCACTATACACCATCCATTTATCCAGGTGATAATCTCTTAAACGGATTTAACCGTTTGAAAAACTTGAAAGAGATTGGATATAGGGAGTGGATTTTTGCTGAGTATGAGCGAGATAAGTCTACTCAGACCGAATTTCAAGATAGTGATGAGGACGCTATTGATGATGCACGCGCATCGATGAACAAGGGTGACGGTCAAAAGGTAATGACCGATTCTGAACTTGAAGAAATTGGTCGTAAGCGATTTTCGAAACGTGCCGATCAAAGCAAAGACACTATCAAAAAGTGGTTGAGAACTCTTGATATGAATCTCAGCTACCAAAAGATTGAAGGAATTGCAGATAAAATTTCTAGAGATTTTTCTCGTAAAGGTGTTATTGATTCCTACACTAGGTCTGAAGCAGAATTCTTTTTGGATGACTTAGGTATTGGTGCAGATTTGCTCAATACTTATGGCATGAATAGTGGTGTAATCGATCCTACACGAGTTCTCCGTATCATGCATCAAATCATGAGAAACTTTGTTGATAATAAAGATACAATGAGTATTGCTTTGTTTGATTCACAAGCCTCTTCTCATGAAGAACTGGACAACAATCGAAAAAATACGATTGAGGCTCTTGCGGTTCTTGATCAATTGATCATGGATTATGCTGGCACTCGTATGCGGTATAATAAGGTAAATCCTTATGAAATTATTGGATCAGTTCCACAAGCAGTTGGTCGGGAGAGCACAAACAAAGTCAAGCAGGATAAAAAACTGATTGAACTTTGAGTAAAACCGAATAAAAAGATACGGGGTTCACTACCCCGTTTTTTTATGTTTTGTGCTTAAATAGTATTGGATGCCTTCGGGGTCCACACAACACAAACTCGCTTTTAAAGGAGCTAAAAAAATGGGAAACTTAATGAAGTATCACGCTGAAGACCTTCCTGCGCTTATGGAGCGTATAAATAGGAATAGCATCGGTATGGATGAATACTTTAATCGTCTATTTAATCTACACGAAACGACGAATAATTATCCTCCATACAATCTAGTCCAGATCAGCAACGTAGAATCGCGACTAGAGCTAGCATTAGCAGGATTTAAAAAAGATGAAGTCAATGTCTACACACAGGACGGAAAACTCTTTGTCTCTGGAGAAAAAGAAAACAAAGAAAATGAAACAAACTATGTCCACAGAGGAGTGGCTCAAAGATCTTTCACACGAGCATGGACCCTCAGTGACGAAACGGAAGTTAGATCAGTTACTTTTGAGGATGGGCTTTTAACAGTAGAACTTGGTAAGATTGTTCCAGAACACCATCAGCGTAAAGACTATCTTTAACCAGAAACAATTGAGCTTAGATTATAAATAGGTGGTCGTCGCCGCTTGAGGGGATAACTGGCACAATCCAGTTGACTCCCCTCTTTTTTATTGGTATAATGAATGGAGGAAATGAAATCTAAATGTCTATCAAACTCGCGCTTCTAAAATCTGGTGAAACTGTTATCTCGGATGCAAAAGAATTAATTTCCGATGATAAAGTTTGTGGATACATCTTTTCAAAACCACAGGTTGTTCAAACTAGACAACCTGTTTTGTTGCTTGAAGATGAAAGTGAAGGTAGGGATCAAAGTAATGATCTTGAAATCTCTATGTCACCGTGGATCTTTTTATCAAAGGATCAAGAAATTCCAGTAACTCCTGATTGGATTGTTACTATTATTGATCCAATTGATGAACTTGTTCAAATGTATGAGGAAAAAATCAATGGATAAAGCAGTTAAGTGTTTACTTGTTAATGTTGATACTGTCATCATTACAGAAATCGTAGAAGTTGGTTCTGAGTTGGGAGAACCTGATTGCAAAATTATCAAACCATATAAGGTTGATAGTGAGGGTAATCTTACTCCATGGCTTACAATTACTGATCAAACTGAAATGATGATTCATTCCAGTAATATTCTTACAATTGTAGATCCAACACAAGAAATTATTGAAAAGTATTTGACTCTTACAGAATGAGATTTTACACAAACGTCCAGATGGTCGGGGATCACTTCTTGGTCCGTGGTTACGAAAATGGTCGCCATTTCGCAACCCGTGAGAAGTTTTACCCGACTCTTTTTGTTCCATCTAAAAGTAAATCAAAGTACAAAACTCTCAATGGGGAGACTGTAGATCCTATTCAACCTGGAACAGTTAGAGAGTGTCGCGAGTTCATCAAAAAATATGATGGCGTAGAAAATTTTAAAATCTCTGGAAACACTGGATACATTTATCAATATATTTCTGAAAAGTATCCTGAGGAAGAAATCAAGTTTGATACAACTAAGATTAAAATCTCTACGATTGACATTGAGGTTAAGTCTGAGAATGGATTCCCTGATGTAGAAAGTGCTGCAGAGGAAATTCTTCTTATTACGGTTCAAGACTATACCACCAAACAAATTCGTACTTGGGGTCAAGGTCCATTTAACAATAAGCAGAAGAATGTCATCTATAAAGGATTTAATTCTGAACATGAACTTCTAAGTAGTTTTATCAACTGGTGGATGATTGAGGAAAATACTCCTGAGGTTATTACTGGTTGGAATAGTGAACTATATGATATTCCATATTTGACTCGTCGTATGGAAAGAATTCTTGGTGAAAAATTGATGAAGAGGCTCTCTCCATGGGGATTGGTTACTGAATCTGAGATTTTTATTGCTGGTCGTAAGAACATTCGTTACGATATTGGTGGTATCACACAACTTGATTACCTAAATCTTTATAAGAAGTTCACTTATAAAGCGCAAGAATCCTAT